GGCAGCGTCCGCCAAGGCCGTAAAGACGGCCTATGATCTGGCGAACAGCAAAGCAAACCTTGGTTTTACGCCCGTGCAGCAGGGCGGCGGAACGGGGCAAAACAACACCAAAATTTATATAGGATCCGCTGGTGTGTCAGGTTTAAAAGCTCAGCAGGGCACAACGGACTTAGGCAATATAGTAACAACCACAGCCGGAACGACTAGAGCTCCTTCAGCTACTAAAGTTTACGTTGAGAAATTTGGAGAGATGTCTTGGATCTACACTCAGTATGCTAACAGTCCGGCCAACGTATGGTGCCTTCCCGCAAATAGCGACTACGCGCATTTGTGTTCGCCGAGTGTACTTTCTGTTGGTGCATCGCAACTTACCATTACTTCTCCTAACACCCGTATATTCCAAACTAACGGAAGTTTGCCTGCAGGAGGAAGTTGGGTAGTTATAGTTTCCAGAAATGGAAACGGTGTTGTTGCACAACTAGCAGGTGGATCTTCGGTGGATACTTCTGGTGGAGTCGCCCTAGCAATCAGGGTGCAGTAAAGGAGGACAAATGAGCTACAACAAAATAGTCCATCGGACCGCTGACGATTCCTACGTCATCACGAAAAACGGAATGCCCTACCATGTCTATCCCTACTCTGCCGAATTCGCGGAAGAATGGGACGAGGCATTTGCCTATGCCGAGGCGCACCCTGAATGCGTGACCGAAGAAAAGCCCTACGTCCCGCCCGTGCCCACGCTCGAGGAGGCGAAAGCCGCCAAGCTCGCGGAGATCAACGCAGCGGCTGATCAGGCTATGGCCGTGCTCACAGCGACATACCCCGACCGCGAGATCGCCACTTTTGACAAGCAAGAATCTGAGGCTCGCGCCTACGCCGCTGATCCCACGACACCCACTCCGCTCCTCTCCGCCCTGTCACAGGCTCGGGGCGTAGAGCTTCCCGAGCTTGTGCGGCGCGTCATCGCCAAGGCAGACGCTTTTGCCGTGGCCTCGGGCTCAATCATCGGGCAGAGGCAGGCGCTGGAAGATCGGCTTAATGCCTGCGCGACGCTGGAAGAAGTAGAGGCCCTCACCGTCGCCATCTCCATGCCGGGCGGGGGAGAAGCATGACCTACGGAAAACGAACCCTGATCGCCATTGACCAGCTCCTCAATACGCTTCTCGGCGGCTGGCCGGACGAAATTTGCTATATTTTATCCTAGATGATATAGTCGCCCATACCTAAACAAAAGGAGAAAAGGTATGGGCACTATGTTAGGAATAGGATGGAATAGAAAATGCGAACATTGCGGGACTACTTTCAGGGCATTTTCGCATAAACAGAAATTTTGCTCTGAGGAGTGCGCTTTCCTTGGAAGGCTCAAAAGGATTGACGTTTCTGGATGTATCGAATGGCAAGGTAACATCAATAATTCTGGATATGGTGTGATGAGCGTCATCCGTGAAGGGAAAAGGAAAATTGTAGGTGTGCATAGATACGCATGGGAGCGAGTACACGGTAAAATTCCTGATGGGATTTGTGTATGTCACAAATGCGACAACCCTAAGTGTGTCAATATCGACCACCTTTTTATAGGTACAAGGTACGACAATAACCATGACCGTTCACTCAAAAATCGTAGCGGAAAGAGGGTTTTTACAGATGAAGAGCGCTATAGGTATTCGTGTATAAACAGTGGAGGAAAAAACAACTCTGCAAAGCTCACAGAAGAACAAGTCATACAGATAAAAAATCTACGCGGAAAATGTACTAGGAAAGAGATAGCAAAGAAATTCAATGTATCATTGGCTTGCATAAAAGACATTTTCGGAGGAAAGACGTGGAAATTCCTAGAGGACAATACATCAAAAACGTGCTGATTGCTATAGACCAGCTTTTCAACGCAGCCATAGGCGGATATTGCGACGAAAGTCTGTCCTCCCGTGCATGGCGCTGGGCGCGGGACGGGGTGAGAGTATGGCCCCGGCGCGTGGTGGACGGGCTGTTCTTCTGGCAGAGGGAACACTGCAAAAGCAGTTATGAGAGCGAGAGGGAGGGGAGGCAGTCGCCGCCGGAGTTGCGGGTAAAAGTCCACTCCGTAACCAGTCGTTAGATATTGCCACTCGCGAGCCTATTCCATATCCTCCTTTCCAAAGAAGGAGAGACACCATGCCGCTACCGATGCCCGAAGAAGAGGAAAACTTGCGTTGCCCGCACGGAGAACGTGTTCAAGCGTTGATGCTGTGCTCACTCGACTGTGCCGTGTCGGGTGCTCATCCCGCCCGGAAAGCAAAAGCTGATGGTCGGTTCATCATCACGCCGTGGTGGTGCCTGCACAAATGCAGGTGGTTGCCAGAGCACCGGGATGAGATCCGATTCGTGGCGAAGAAGTCGGACTGAAGACACAAAAAAATCCCCCTCCCGGCGCGAACCGAGAGGGGGATTTTCGCATTCACACAGCATACCGATGCTCACTTTTTTGAGGCGTTGGGAAGACGCTTTTTGCCGTCTGCACCAAGCTGTTTGGTGCAGGATGTTTGTTACATGCTAAATTGACATCCTCCCCCGACTTCAGGCGGGGGAGGATGTCAACCTCCTACGCGGCCCGCCTTTTTCTGTATCTGTCGAGCATACCGGGGTTCTGAGCGAGCTCGCACCGGAATGCGGAAATCACGTCCACATGGTAGGCGTTGATACCTTCCGGGTATTCTGGGGTGGCGATTTTCTCTATGGATTGACATCCTCCCCCGCCTGAAGTCGGGGGATTCCCAGCGGAGGCAATCTTGCGATTGCGTCCCTGAGCGGGTTCCTGCTTCACCGAGACTGCCCAGAGGAACAAGGCTTGGTTTTCGCCGCAAACATTCCCACGTGGGGAATTTTACGGGTACGAACCAACCGCCTATTCCCCCAGGTCTCACCATCTCTCCACAGGCTGACACGGCATGCCCTGCCGCCGTGTCACCTGTTAGCAAACAAAGGCAGGAAAGTCAAAATTCCAGTTAAGGTGCGCCTTATATCCTCCCCCTAAAGGGCGAGGCTTTACGGCGCTTTGGGTAAAACAATGGCTAGTTCAGTTTGTGTTATCCCCGTTGCTTTCATCCCATCGTGAATGGCTTTTTGTACTGTGGTGTTCATCTCCCTTCCTCCACGGCCTTGCGCCTTTTGATCATCTCATCGGCCTTTTTAATCCAGCACAGCTTTCTGAATACGATATCTTGACAACGGTGCAGTCCTCTGAGATTACATCCTTCACACCCACCAGTGATGGCTAGCAATCTTGCCAATTCCCATATCCTTGCGGCATTTTTTTCATTGGAGTTCATCTGTTCTGACTGCCTCGCGAGCGGCTTCCCGCGTCCGAGTTCGTCCTCAAGAGCGTTGACCTTGCGGACGGCGACGGAGGCGGTCGCCATCGCGGTGGCTGTCTTTTTGTCGCTGATCCATGCTTTGGTGCGGATGGCCTCGTCCCGTTGGCGGCGGATAAGCTCATTCTCTTCAAGCATGTTGGCATATGCGCGTAATGCCTCTGGGAGAGAGGTTGGGGCGTTTGCTTGGAGGGCCTTTTCCATCTCGTTGAACCGGGCGATGTAGGCAACTTTGAAGGCCATAGCCTTTTCGCCTGTGTAGCCCATAGTCAAGAGCGTGAAGGCGTCCTTGCTGAGAAGGTAGGACTTGGCCATTCGTGTTCCGATACCCGTTTCAATGGGATACTCGTAGAGCTCAAAATTGAGCTTTACGAACTTTTCAGGTACTTGCGGCAAGATTGCTTCAATATCCCGCAGCACGTTTTTGTGTTCCTTCTCAAAGCTCTCCGCCACCTGCAACGAGGTCACGGCGGGAACGTCCTTTCCGTTGATATTATTCAATGCGATTTCGATCATATATGCCTCTTGTCGTTTGAGGTGTTTTCATCTACGCGGCCCGCTCGTACACCCGCGTCCCGATCTCAGCGATCTGCGGGTCGACCTTTTCGAGCGCATTGCACAGCGTGGTCAGCGTCTTGAGCAGGTTGTGCCAGTGAAGGCCCCGGAAGTAGGCGGGGCAGGTGTTCCGGGCGTCTTCGAGAAAGGTCAGCCCGGCCCACACCCCAGCGGCCCATTGCGTCCAGCGGGTGGCATCGGTGGCTGCCGTCTGAACATCCCCGACGTGCCCGGCAAGGATATGGAACCGGGCATCTAGATCCCGCTTGGCGCCAGCGGAGAGCTTGCGCTTCTGTGTGTCGTCTCCGCATCGGTCAAGCCAGCGGTTGACCTTCTCGATCTGTTTGCCAAGGTCGCCAAGCTGAGGAAGCGTTTCCGGCTTGAGGAGTGACAGCGCCACGGTGATCATGGACAGGGCCAGAACGCAGCGGGTGTGCTGGATTGCTTCGTGCGGGTAGGGGATGATGGGGGTGGTGGGTCTTCGCATGATGCTTCTCCTCTATTAAAAGAAAAGCCCCTGTTCGGGGCTACTTCGGTTCGCGGGGTTCGGGGATGGGTCCTGCCCATTCATCGTCTGGTTCTGCTTTCCACTTCACTGGCAGCGTGATCGACAATATCATTGGCTTGGCGTTTCCGTTTCTGAACCAGTACCAGCCCGGAACCTTCGGCTGCTCTGTCGTCCACGTCATGGCTCGGGGGAGGGCGTTCCACAATGCGGCGGCCTCTTCTCTGGAACCGCGCTCGCTTGTGGTCAAACATCCCCGCGTGCAGTACAGAATACGTAGGCTCTCGTATCTACTCTCATGACCACATCGGAAGCCCCACACGCCGGGCACGGTAGCAACGTCAGTTCTTCGGACATGATTCCTCCAGTATTTTTCTGATTGTCATAAGTGAATCATCAACATAGAGAAGATCGTTGATAGCGCATTTGAGCAAGTCTTGATACCGTCGATGCTTTCCACATCGTTCCTTCATTTCTCTCAGATGTTCGACGATTGCCCCGATTTCCCATTGCCGTTGCTCAAGTTCCGCATCAAGTCCGTTCAGCGCGTGCTCGTTCATTTTCCTTCCTCTCCCTTTCTCGGCATCTTGTCCCATGCATCTTTTGCCCGCTTCTTCGTACTGCGCCACGGGCCACGACATCGGCAATCGAGCGCGGAGCACTCGACGGCGTACCGCCCCGGAGCGACTTTTTCGCATTGATTCATGGTACATCCGCACGCAGGACATGCTTTCACTATCAGCATTGCGGCCTCCCTTCCTCCACGGCTTTACGCCTTTTAATCATCTCATCGGCCTTTTTGATCCAGCACAGTTTTCTGGATACGATATCCTGACAACTGTGCAGTCCCCTGAGATTACATCCTTCACATCCGCCAGAGATTGCAAGCAATTCTGCCAATGCCCATACCATTTCGGCATTTCTTTCATGTTTGGAGTTCATCTTTTCTAGCAGCCTCGCGAGCGGCTTCCCGTACATCTTCAGGCAACGGCGGATTCATAGCACCGGAATCGATCTCGGGCAGTAAATCGTCGATATATGCGTTTGCAAGCCAGATACTGAGGACATCCGCTTCCCGATCCAGCCGTTCCAGTTGAGCCTTGACCTGTTTGTCTACTTCATCGCAATCGTCGATGTGACCAGAACCGCCACACCAAGGGCAGTTATATCTTTCGGAAAAGTCTTCTTCGGTTATGTGAGTATGACCGGGCAACGGTGACGGGATTTCCCCGCCCCACGCTGCGGCTGCTACTTCTGACATGGTGACGGCGTGTTTCCGCGATAGTTCCAGTTCCCGGCACAGCCTAAAAATGGTAGCTGCTGGTCCGAGTTTGTCGAGCTCCGTGGAGTCTCCGAGCATGTCGCCAATGGCGGCGGTTCGGATGTAGTCGAGTTCTTCGGGGGTGATCATTCTTTTCGGCTCCGTAGCTTGATATGCGTCTTGAAGGACTTCTTCCGACGTCCGCATAAACCATTCTCCGGGACCGCCAGCTTCCCCGCTTGCCTCTTCGGATAAGTATTTTATCATCTCAACCAGCATCGGCACGGCGTTGCACGCGGCGACGATGTATGCGGCGTTGGCGGTTTGCTCGCTTTGGAATGGTTCATCCATTCCGGCATTTGGACTACCTCGTTCGATTTTCGCAATGTCGATCATCCCTTCACGTTCTTCGGCAGTGATACATGCGTCATCTTCATCGAAGCCTTCACCTTCTTTGCATATCCACGGCCCCGGCGTCGCCGCCTTCCTCAGCCGTTCAAGCTCGTCAAGCCATTCCTGTGCGGTCATCTTTCTTCTCCTGCGCGTTGTTCAACACTTCTTCCCAAGCTTGAGGCGTTACTCGTCCGCATGTTTTGCATTCTCTCACCCGACAATACGGGTCGGGACATTCCCCGATGGGTACTGTCACATAAGCCCTGCACATATACGCCCGCGCAATTGCCTCTTTCGAGCACTGCATGATGGATTCAAGCGTGGTTTCGTTCATTGTTCATCTCCTGCTCAGCTTGTAAATGTGCCATCCTCATCCTGCACCAGTCACCGCAACCTTTGCCCTTGAAATGCTTGGCAGGGCAAAACATCGTCATCCCGTGGGCGCAAGGTACGTCTTCAATGTCGATATGAAGTGCAATCACCTTCGCCCTCGCCTCGAACTCGGCGGCGTCGCGGTACGATTCAAACGTAACTGTCGTTTTGTCCCACAGCGGGAAGCCCGCCCTATAGCAGGCGTTCCGCTGGTCTTGGCTGCACCGGAACGGGACTTTGCCGCACCGGGCGCAAGCCTTTTTTCGAACCGTGAGCCACTTCCTTTCCTGTTCCGTCAGCATATTTCACCCCACGCGTTGTTCATGCAGCCGCGCCCCTGCACACCATCCAGACCACCCACACGAAGAAGGCGACCCACACCCACGTGAGCCGCCTTTCCCATTTATTCCTCGTACAGGATTTCAAGCCCATACGCTTTTGCAGCCGCGTGCTCGATCGTGCATCCACGGGCCCGTTCCCAACCTTTGCAGAAGAATGCGGCATGGCACAGACTCATGTTTTCGAGAGACTTCGCCAAAAAACACAGAGGGATTTGGACGACGCCTCGTTCTTTCATGGATTCTTGCGAATACCATTCATCCGTGAACAGGGTATTCACGATTTCATAGCCTTTGGCTTCAAGCACAGAGATAGCTCGTTCGCGTGCTTCCCTGATTTCCTCTTCCGTTTTTCCAGCCATAGGCTGTGATAACATTGCTCTCATGCGTTTATCCTTCCAGCGTGATTCGTATGCGCGGCCCACGGTTTGGGGTATGAAAAGCCCCGCCGGGGGAGGGCGGGGCGTGGGGTGCTATCCTATTGCATCCTGTATCTGCATATCAGCGTTTTCAAGCGAGGAAAGAGCATCGTCCATAGCACCGATTGCTGTTTGCATAGCTTCCCCGCGCTCACTGGAGTTTAGGGATTCAGGAAGATTTTCAAATGCCTCTAGCTCCTCGTCCCGAAGTTCCTCCAACTTTTCCATGATGTCAGAAATCTGATCGCTCAATTTCACGAGTTTATCACGTCTGTTCTTGTTCACATGACTCTCCAAGAAAAAGGCCCGGTTTGAGCCGGGCCGGGGTGGTTAGAAAGGCACATCATCATATTCGGACGGGCCTGTGGGGAAAGGCTGTCCGTAGGTATCGGCCTCTGGTGGGGTTTGAACCTTCCCCTTTTCTTTTTCTCCAGTTACAGGGCCGTCAGTGATGATTTCCCTACCAGATTTGATCCGTGCGTATTCTTCTTTGTCCGGGGTGATGATAGATGTGATGTAGTTATTCCAGTACTTTTTCCCATCCCTTTCGTAAGGCTCTTTACTGATGCCGAGTTTAGCAGGGAATTCCATGCCCTGCATGTCCGTCCATTCGGTAAGTTGGCGTCCTCGTATCGCACGGTCGTCAGTGGCTTTGGGATTGATTCCTCTGTGGGCTTCAATGATGGCCCGTATCTGTGCCCCTGAACGATTGCAGGTGGTTGTTTGGCCCTCGTTCAAGCGAATGTTTTGATACCCCGTGGGAAGCCATAGGGTATCGTACCATTCCACACCATCATAAAGGCCGCCTGCAACAGTAAATTTGCACCACAGCCCCAGAAGTCCCGACTTTGCCTGAGCCACGCACGGGGTATCTTGAAGCCCATATTTCGGCGTTTCTATGCTGATACGAACCATGACCTTGCTCCCGGCGGGGACAGGCCCATAATTGCGATTCTTTTGTTCGGATTCCATATTGAGATCAAGCATGATAAGCGCCCTCCGTGGCGGTTGAGAGTTGTTCATGGAATGCGGCCCATGTCGGGTCGTTTCCGATAAAGATTTCCGGTTCCAGAGGCCAGCGGCTTTTAGCCTGATATGCCGGGCGCTCTGCCGTGTAGATAACGCGGTCGCCGCTTCCTGTAGCCTTGGCCTTCTCTCCATCCTTCTTTACGATACGGGCCTTGTAGTTCAGGAAAAGAATCATTTCTGCCCATTCCATCCACAAAGCGGCCCCGCGCTTGTGAAGTTTAAGGGAGTATCGCTGATACGGCTCCGAGTCCGGTGGGTCGATGGTTACAGGCACAGCATGGGCGATAGTAACGATGTTCATGCCGCGAAGGGTACGGAGTTTTTCGAGCTTGGCTTGAATTGCCCGCCACACGTCATCAACTTTGACGTATCCTTTCCCGTATCCAAAATCCTCAATGTTTTCTTTACCTTCTTTTGTACAGACGTACTGCCATACGATTGGCTCCAGCCAATCGAGGGAGTCAATAATCAGTGTCTTGAACTGGTGATCCCCGCGCAATGCGGCTATTGCCGCATCAAGGTCCTGAAGACTAGTAATGAGCTTTGGAAATGTGGGGATGTCCAACGCTGCGGCTCCGTTCTCTGTCCTGAGCAGAACAGGAGACGGGAACGTCCCGGCAAAGGTGGTTTTGCCGATACCGGGAACCCCGTAGAGGACAATTTTCATCGGCTGAAATCCCTTACTGCTCACAATGGCGGAAATGTCGAATGGGTTGGTCAGTTCGCTTGCCTCGCATCCCAAAATACTCGCTGCCTGCACCGCCTGTTCTTGGGCTGTCTGTGTCATTGTGTTTCTCCGGTTAAATGAAGGCCCCGGATACTTCGGGGCCGTAGTATTCGGGTTCATCGGGAATCGTGCGGTCTACGCTTTCCCTCTCCGCGTCGTACATATCTGCTTCTGGTTTCATCGCATGGCCTCCATCCCGTACAAGATCTGTGGAAGAATGCAGATACCGAGCATGACCGACATAAAGATGATGACCGCAGCAACTCTAGCCCGGTCAACCTTCTTTCTAGGCCGTTTCAGTGATACCTTGGCGTGCTTCATGTAAACGTTGGAAATCATGCCGCCACCCCCACCTTTTCAAGAACAGCGTCGATTCCGCCAGCCTCATCGACAAGGAGGCAGTCCGTGATGGGCCATGTTGGGACAAGTTCGCCATTGTCCCATTCCGCCGCCCAGAGGTTCCAGCCGTCCCTTGTAGCCTTAAGGAACGACATCACGGCTGCGGGTGAATCGAAAAAGCGTCTGACCGTCCCGCCGTAGAGCGAGTTCCCGGTTTCGATGCAGAAGAATGTTTGAGCCATAATCTTTCTCCTACGTTGAAGTTTGGATTGTCCCAATCCCGATCAAAAAGCCCCGATGAATCGGGGCTTCTACGGGGCTAGGCAGGAATCTTAACCAGAGCGTGCATAAAACCGGGCTTGAAGCGGCTTTTACCGTTGCTTGCCCAACACCATCCAGATGGGCCTCCTGCGGATTCGTTCCATACCCATCCATAGGGGAGTCTTTCGAGCTTCATGATTGAAGGGTTATCAAGCTGGCTTTTGCGCTTGCGTGTTTTCATATCGTCTCCTTTGATTTTCTTGTCTCAATAAAACCCCGGCCGGGGTTCAATGGATATAGACTATTAAATTCCTTCTTCTTTTCTCTGCCCAGGCTTGCTTTATCGGCCGGGGGCTCAAGCTTGCCGCTGGTGTCCAGCTTACGGGCCTTCATCGCGCTGCTTGTCAAAGAACCGTGCGTCGCTATGAGCTACCAAGCCCTGCACAGCGTCGCCGGAAAGTCGATTCCGGGGCGCACGCCGAAATATGCGGGCGTCCATTCGGCATCGTCATCCCAAGGTTCAGCCTGAGCCTCTTCTTCGCCGGGAAAGTCGTTGATGTACTGGCGGGCATCTTCGAGGCAGTCGAGATGTTCGATTTCGATTGCTCCGGTTGATGTCGCGGTCAGAACCGTGCAGGGCGTAGAAAAAGCGGTCATGGCTGTTCTCCTTTGATCTTTCGGGATTGAATCCCAATCCCGGTTGCTACCCCGAAGAATCGGGGCAGGGGCCGGGGCTAGGCTGCCTTGATTCCGAACCTTCCAATGAGCCATTCCCTACCGAGTTGCGTCCATCTACGGTGGTAGACAACCTTGTCGTTCTCAAGCACTTCCTGCTTGATGTGGACGTATCCGAGTTCAGCATATTCTGCGTACAGGACATAGGTTCCGTTCTGCTTGTATTGGATGTGCTGTTCACAGAGGACCCGATTGAAGGCTACGGCACTGCGGAATCCGAGCTCCTTAGCGATTTCTGTTGTGGTGTACGTCTTGCGGACGTGAGAGAGGATAGCGACGCGCTTTTCAGCATTGACGCGTGCCTCGCGTTCTTCCTTGAGGGCGGTGAGGAGTTGGATACCGAATTCCGGGTTGTCCAGAATCTGATTGACGACATTCTCGGTGGCGTAGATGCCATGCTTGCGGATAGACGGTACGACATCACCAGCAAGCCACTTTTGGAACGGCAAGGCTGTGGGCTTATCCGATCTGGCAAGGAAAAAGTACAGACCGGGCTCGGAAATGATGAGCATTTCCTGTTCGCCGCCGGGGGTAGCAATCCGATTGCTACCCTTCCATTCATCCGGTACAGCCTGAAAAACGGTTGTCATGTTTGTGCTGGCATACCCCAACGCTACGGCCACATCCTTCGCCACAAACCACGGTTCGCCATTGTGTTCGACAACGCGAACCTGCCCAAACTCTTCTTTCTGAAACAACATCAGTTCGTTCATGCTTGATCCTTGGTTGAGGTTGACGTTCCAAAGTCCCTTTTCCTTTTCTCTACCCCGGCTTGCTTTATCCGCCGGGGGCTCAGGCTTGCCGCTGGTGTCCAGCTTACGGGCCTTCATCGCGCTGCTTGTCAAAGAAACGTGCGGGCATCCCGCGAAATTCGTTATCCGGCGTAAAGCCATTCTGCCTTTGATGCCCAACCGTCTACTATCCAAGGCTTTTCGAGGTAGGCATCCTCATCCAGCGGGGCACGCCCGTCATCCTGCGGGCTGTAGTTCTCGGCCTTGACCACCTTGCCGCCATGCTCCTCCGCGAACTCGCGGGCCTCTTCGAGTGTGTCGCATTCGTCGACGCATTCAGTGCCGTTGATGAAGTTGATCACGAGGTAGGTGGGTGTGGTCATGGCATTCTCCTTTAGGCGTATTTCTCACCCCCTTCCCTGCCGTCGCGTGCTTTCCCGCTCCTGATGGCTTGCGGCTTGCCGTGCTCGGTACTTGTGGGGGATTCCTCGGAACGGGGCGTTATGGCTACTTTTCGGCTGGTGTGCCGGGTGTGTTCGCTTTCCCCGTTCGTTGTGAAGACAATATATACGTATGCGAATTTTACGTCAATCAATAAATTTCATCGAGCCCAAGTTGCTGAGCTTTGACCCCTAAAGCGCGCGACAAGTTCGCCTGACTGACGCCACATTTTTTACTTGCATATAGATACGTATATGTATAAACTTACGCCATGAACACCGAACTTTTCAGAACTCACTTGCGCGAAAGAATGCAGATTACCCGGGCAACCCAGATAGAAGTCGAAGAAAAGACTGGAGTTTCTCAGGCGTCGATTTCGCGTTTTTTGTCAGGGGCAAGGATTAATTCTGACAACTTGTTCAAGTTATGGGAGTTCGTTTACGAGGGGCAATTTCCATCCACCCCCAGCACTCCCACCGAACCCGAAGAGGTGAGCCGTGCTGAATAACTTTTTCCTCGCCGTTGCCGTGGCCCTGATCATCGACCTGATGGAAACGGAGACGGCTGTGCAGCATGAGGGGAGGAAGGGAGAATGCCGATCCTGATTTGCCAACAGTGCGGGCGGATGTTTGAGGTGGCTCCCAGCCGTGAGCATTCGGCAAGGTACTGCTCAAAGGAGTGCCAGCTTGCCGCCACCCAGAAAAAAGAGGCCAAGTGTGAATGCTGCGGAAAGGAGTTCAATCCCCTTAACCGCAAGACCCCGCGTTTTTGCTCCCGCATCTGTGCCAGCGCAGCGCAAAGCGGCTTGAGCCGGGAAGCGTATCTCGCAAAAAAAAGCGCGGACAAGGCAGACCCTCGCGAGGGCAAGCACCTGTGCGCGGGAGTTGCCGGAAAGAGCTGCGGGCGGTGGATCACCGACTACAGATGCCCTCAATGCTGGGAAAAGTTGCGTAAAGGATCCGACGCTGAGGGGCTTCCCTCATACGAATTTCACGGAAGAAGATCCGGGGGGATGGAATGGGACTGGTAGGGCCGGGCCCCTGCCTTCACGGTCGGCTTCACCGTGATGGGCGCCGCGTCCTGTGCTTCGCAGATTGGTCGCAAGAATACGGAGTCCCAACGTGGACGGCTCGAAATGGGTTCATCAAAGACGTGAACTTTTGCCGCCTGTACTGCGAGAAGAGGCCGGACATTGTTGAAGTAGAACTTGAAGGTTTCAAGGCATAAGGCAAAAGAAAAGGCCCGATGCGGGAACACCGGGCCAAGGGAAGATGAAACATGCGAATTCATCAGAATGATGGAATGAGTGTGCCAGATGCTAGGCGTTCCGTCAAGGGAAAGGTGTAATATGGAACGCGGTTTTTTCAAAATCTATCGAAAAATAGAGGACTCGAAGGCGTGGAGTCGGGGCGCACTGTATCGTGGGCTGATGATTACCCTTCTCCAGAAGGCGAACTGGAAGCAAGGGTACTTTCACGGGCAAAAAATCCTGCCGGGTCAGCTGGCGTTCAGCGGTGAGTGCCTTGCGGATGAACTCGACATACCCAGAACTTCGGTTGTTCGCATGTTGCGGAATCTTGAACTTGACGGCTTCCTGACGCGCTCAAACATGAACAACCGATATACGCTTGTAACTATAACAAATTGGCATAGTTATCAGTCTGTAGAAAACAACTGTGGTCAACCGATGGTCAACCACTGGTCAACCGATGGTCGACCAGTGGACACTATCAAAGAAGGTAAGAAAGAAAGAATAAATACACCCCCCTTACCCCCCACGGGGGGGAAAGTGTGTGCGGACGAGTACGAACTCAGTTGCGGAACCAGTGCCAACAGCATGGATACCAGGCCATGTGAGGCCAGTTTGGCCGCAGATGAAATCAAGGCTCAGAGCAGCCTTCAGGCGGGCGGCATGGAACCTAGGCCGTGCTGCCCCCCGAATGGCGATGTTACGAACACGTCGGACACCGGTAGCCGCGCCAACAGCATGGACACCAGGCCATGTGAGGCGAAGGGCCGAAAAGCGAAGACACCGCGTATGCCGAAAGGGGCGGATCTTCCACCGTACACCGAGCAGTTCGAGCGAATTTGGGCCAAATACCCGCGCAAGGATGCCAAGGGGAAGGCTTACAAGGCCTACATGGAGCTTTTGAAAGCTGGCGCATTGCCGGAAACGGACGACCTCATCGAGCGCATAACGTATCGCAAGTTCGAGCCCGATTGGGAGCGAGAAAACGGGAAATACGTGCCCTATTTCTCGACATGGCTGCACAATCGTGGCTGGGAAGATGCGGGCTGTTTCAGCGATACGACGCCGGAACAGCGGGCGAGGAATGAAAGGGCTTCCGCGATTTATGCGAAGTACAACGGCGGGATGTGGAAACCGGGCCTGACTGTCGAGCAGGTGGAGGAGAACTGCGACCGCATGTATGCCGAGCTTGAGGCCGAGGGGTTGCTGTGATGGCCGCCCGTTGTCTTGAATCCGCGCTCAGGTTGCAGGCGATGGGATGCAGCGTCATTCCGCTCGTTCCGCAGTCAAAGCGCCCATTGGCAAAGGCTCTTCCCGGCGGAAAATGGGAAGAATTTCAGCATAGGATACCCACGCCTGAAGAAATCCGCGGCTGGTTTGAAATCGAGCCCAACGCAAATATCGCACTGGTATGCGGCGAAGTTTCGGGCGTGGTGGCGATCGATGTCGACGGGCCGAAGGGTCAAGCGTGGTTCAAGTCTCATATGCCGCCCCCCAACTGGTACCAAATGACTTCGGCAAAGGACAAGTTCCACGCGTTCTATCAGCATCCCGGCGGGGGAAGGCGTATTCCTCCGTCCGTCTCGCTGGTGAACGATGAAATCGACGTGCGCGGGGATGGCTCCTATGTCGTGTTTGCTCCGTCGATACACCCTTCCGGGGCGGAGTATCGGGCGCATCAGCTTGATGGCTTTTCCGGCATAGATTCCCTTGTCCCCCTGCCGGATATCCAGCTGGTTCGAGTGGGTGAAGATAAATACGAGGTCAAAGAAGTCCAGGATGGTTCGGCGACGGATCATGATGCTGACGTTCAAAAGGGCGGTAGAAATCAGGCGATTACCAGTCTTTGCGGGAGGATGTACGCCAGGGGGCTGCGGGGGGAAGAGGTTTTGCTGTATGCGCAGGCATGGAACCGTGCGCACTGCAAACCACCGTTGCCGGACACGGAAGTGAACACGATTGTGCGGAGCATGGCTTCGACACACAGGAACAGAAACCCACAGAAGCTCAACGCAGGGGGGGTATCCCGCTGGGTTGCCATGTCTTCGGGCGAGTTTTGCATTGCAGATATTTACCGCGATCTTGGCATCCTGAAAGCCGAAGACAGGGAACTGTGCCAGCAGGAACTTCGGGAGCTTCTTTCTCGTGGGGAAATCGAGCCCTGCGGGAAACGCTCCGGATGGTATCGCAAGCGTGAAAGCGGATTGGAAGTCATAGACCTTGTACAAGAGGAAACCCCACCGTTGGATTTGTGGCTCCCCTTTGGACTTCACAGAATGTGCTTTGTCCAGCCCCGGAATATCATCGTGATCGCTGGCGAAACAAACTCGGGGAAGACGGGCCTGCTTTTCAATTTTTGCTACATGAACAGGCACAAGCACAAGATCCGCTATCTCTCTTCTGAAATGACGCCGAATGAAATCAGGGGACGCATAGAACGTTTTGGGCTTGCGGTTGAAGAATGGTCGAAATTTACAACGTTTATTCAGCGTTCCAATCATTTTCATGATGCCATAGACCCAAATGGCATCAATATTGTTGATTTCTTGGAAGTTTATGAAGATTTTTCGAAAATAGGGGGAGACATCAAAAAGATTTTTGATCGTCTTCAAAATGGAATCGCAATCATTACGATTCAGAAGAAGAAAGGGGAGATGTTCGGAAGAGGTGGGGAATTCACTCTCGAAAAAGCAAGACTCGGCATTTCTCTTTTCACGCACGGGCATCTCCCAAACGGCATAGTTGGAAGCATGAAGGTGACCAAATGCAAGAACTATAGATCAGGATTCAATCCTGAAGGAAGAGAACAGTTCTTTAGGCTGCTTGATGGTTATTTTTATGACTCCTCACCTATTCAGGAGATACCGGATTACAACCCACATTTGGTTTTTTGGGCTGAAAAAGACAGGAAACGCCTCATTGATTCAATCGGCGATTACTGCAAGCAGATTGCAGAGATTCAAAAGACGCAAGAAATAATAGATTTTTACGGAGAATGATATGTGTGAAGCAAAAACGTTCAAAGAGCTCATGGATGCTGTTTTTGACCTTTGTGAAGAAAGAATAGAGGTAAATAGGACGATCAATATCGTTGGCGATCTCATCGTCATCGATAGGCCGAATGAATGGAAATATGAAATTCCCCTCAAGGATTGCGAGACAATCTGCGGCGCACTCAGTTGGATTTTCCATATGCAGGAAAAAACATGGGTCACACAGCCAATGGCTAAACGGATTGCAGCATTGATATGTGAGCATAACGGTCAAGAGTTTTGGGGAGGGAATTGATGCTCAGTATCCGCTGGTTTTTGAAGGGCTGCATCGTATCCGCCGCATGTCATGGGGCTATCGGGCCAAAAACCGCGCATTGGCTTTTGTCTGTCCTTGGGCTGGTTCATGTTTGAGTGCCCAAGGTATTGTGAAATCTTCGGCCCCGGTGCGTGTGTTGGGGTATTTGACAAAAAGGAGTGTGTGGTCAACAACCCCTGCCTAAAGGCAGAGGCTTGATAAAAGCCTTGGTTGACTAGCCTCAGACCGCCCAAAAGGCGGACTACGTTGGTTGGGAATGCATAGGCACCGCGGGATGACAATCCTAGTCCCGCGCTCTGCGGTTCGCGGTTAAAAGCTCTGAGAGGTAGGAGCGGTGCCGCGAACAGGTAAACCCCTTCCAACATTGGCGAAGGATTACAACCGGTCGCAAGACCGAGGAGACAAATCTTGAGAGTATTTGTTTTAAACAAACGAGGGCAACCGCTGATGCCGTGCTCACCGGCAAAAGCGATGAGCACATACAGGGAAGAATCGTTGTCGGAAACACTGCAAGACATGTCCGACCGTTTCGGAAAGCCCTTTGTCCGGCACATGATTGAACGCTTCGCGGGTATAACTCTTATTATTCCCGTCAAAAGCCGGAAGACGCGGCTAGCTCGGGAATTGTGCACCTTCTTGGGGCAGGATGCCCTTTCCGACTTTCTGCACACCTATGGCGGTACGAGAATCTATATCCCCACTTTGCGCCGGGCGAAGATCCGCGCACGGGACATGGACATCAACGCCGAGCGGGACGAGTTGGCTCGCAAGGGGCTGAGTGAAAGAGCGCTTGTCGCCAGGCTCGCCACGCTGCACGGGCTTTCCGAACGGCAGGTGTGGCGCATTTTAAAACAGCCGAGAACCTCGGACAACAGGGAGGCGGCGTCATGACGGTCTTACGCTTCACCTTGTCCTGCACGCCCACGGCACAGGCCCGAGTCCGCCACGCCGTCCGCTGCGGGCACAGCGTGGCCTACAAGTCTGCCGGGCAGAAGAGCGCGGAAGCCGTGCTTGATGATCTTCTTTCGAAGCGCGCCCCGGAAAAGCCGCTGGAAGGCCCTCTCGCGCTCGAATTTATCGCGGGGATGCCGATACCTGCGTCGACCCCGAAAAAACAACGAGAGGCCATGTTACGCGGCGAAATCGCCCATACGAAGAAGCCGGACCTCGACAACATGGCGAAGCAGCTCAAAGACGCCATGACGCGCGCGGGGTTCTGGGGGGATGATAAGCAGGTGGTGGCCCTACGCTGTTCAAAACGCTACGCCGCCGTCCCGCATTGGGAGGTAGCCGTGTACACACAGGAGGAAGCGCAATGAATGAACGGAAATTGCTGCTCGGCTGGAAGCGCATTACGGAGTACACCGGAATTAGTCGCCTGCTCATGATCCGCTACGCCTACCCCGTCCACGATTGCGATAGGGCAACTCATCTCGGGTACGGCGTATGCGCTTATACCGACGAGCTTGACGCGCACAGGGAGGCTATCAGTGCATAACATCGACATCACGATACTTGGTGAACAGGCTCTTGCGGCACTCATGCAGCGGCTGTCGGAAGCACGCGGGAAGCACCCTGTTTTCGCGGAGGGCAAATACCATGCGCTCGGCGTTATCGGGGGGGAGTACCGTGAGCTTGTACACGCCGTTGAGCACGAAACTCCGGAGCGTATCCGCGACGAAGCCCTCGATGTAGCTGTGACCGCACTGCGGCTATGGCTTGGGGAACACAAGGTTGGTGCTCATGAGTGACGTGTGGGTGAGCCAGTTCGAACTGTCAGAGGCCATCGGTGACGTGGGGGCGGTCATCCTCTGCGCACAGTGCGGTGGATGTTCATACTTTATCCCCCGGAAGCCCACAGGTTTTCTTCTGGAGTTGCTTGGTCGGCAGCGTATGGCGGCCCTCTGCACCGAATTTGGGGGGATGCAGATCGTCGTGCCCAACCTGCGCCGTGGTGAACCGTTCAAAGGACGTATCCTGTCCCGTCTGGAAGCAGGGGAGAAGCCGGACGCCATCGCCGAAGCCCTTGGCGTGACCACCAGGTACGTCCGTCGGCTCAAAAAGCAGCTTTGCGGGAACCCGGAACCACAGCAGCAATATCGGCTGTTGTAGAATCTTGTTCACGGTGATCCTCTCTTGTTCTCCTGTGAGAGAGTGGACGTAGGAGGATTTTCTTTATGGCTGTTCTTCCCTTGCGTCACTTCTCCCCGGTCGAGTTCCGCTGCAAGTGCGGGTGCGGCGCGGGCATGGAGAAGATGGACGCCGACCTGCTCCAGATGCTCGACGAGGCCCGCGATCTGGCGGGCATCCCGTTCCCCCTTTCTTCCGCCTACCGCTGCCCGAAGCACAACAAGGCGGTCGGCGGTGTGCCCACCTCAGCGCACACTCGCGGCTATGCCGTGGATATCCGCTGTGTGGATTCCCATTCCCGTTTCGTCATGCTGCAAGCCCTGCTTGAGGCCGGATTCCGGCGCATCGAGCTGGCTCCGACATGGATTCATGTGGACAACGACCCCGACAAGCCGCGCGACGTGGCCTTTTACCAGCATGGAGGCAAGTACTGATGGAAGCGACCGTGATTGATTTCATCCTTTCGACCTTGATGAGCCTTTCCGCGCAGTATCCCGACGCGGCATGGATCATCACCGCCCTGAGTGTGCTCATGACTGTGTGCGGCCTATGCGCCGTGGCCACCGTATGGATGCCTGTCCCCAAGGAACCGGCGGGGCTGTATGCCGCCGTGTACCGCTGGGCCCACGCCCTTGCCGCACACTTCGGGCAGAACAAGGGCGCCGTGGCTGACGGCAAGGCCCCGGAAGTTCAGCAGGCCGTGAAGCAGGTCATGGGGAAGTGATGTGGACGCGTGGGCGGCTTTTCTCTCGGCTCTCTTGCAGCTGGGCCTGCGCCTGCTGGAAAAGGCGGACGCGGCCCGCGCTGCTGAGTTCCGCCGTAGTGTTGCTTCTGATGGTGCCGGGGTGCTCATATCTCAGCTCAACCCAGGAAGTGCCGGCGCTTCCAGTCCTGACAAGCCTGCAACGTCTGGAACTGAACGGGACGCCGGGCGTGTGGATGGACAGCAGTGACGCCGGACGCCTTGCGCAGTGGATATACGATGTGACGGGGGAGGCAGGCCGATGAATCAGGTAGGGAAGGAAGGCGCTGACCATGCCTCCGAATACATCGAAGCCGTGCGCGGGACGTGGCCGCTTATATCCCTCGCCGGGGCTATCGCACTGGCCTCTGCGCTGCATCAGCTCAAGCGTGGGTACAAACAGCGTACGCGGGCGCAGAAGGCCGTCACCGTGCTCCTGAACGCCGTTTTAACTACGTCCCTTGCCGTGGGTTGCGTTCTGCTGCTTCCGCTTGCCGTGCCCGACGTGACGCCGGAAATGCAGATTGCCGGAGCCGTGGTGCTTGCCGGTCTCGGCGGGGAGACGGTCAAACAGTGGATTCTGAAGCGTCTCGGGTTGTCCGTGGTGGACCTCATGAACCCGGACGACATCAACGACATCCGCAAGACCATGGACCCGGAGACGCGGAAGAAACATGCTGAACAATGCCCCTTCCGGGAAGACGAGTGTGCCCATCATGAAGAGCGGTAATATTTTTCTTTATCCAGCGCGCCGTAAAACCTCTCCCTTCAGGGGGAGGATATAAAGTGGGAGTTGTGAGCATGGCGTCAAGATTTGATTGGGAATCCATCCGTGCCGAGTACGAAGTAGGGGCGAGCCAGTCCGATCTGTCCAAGCGTTACGGTGTGAGCCGGACAGCCATCCAAAAGCGCATCCGGGCCGAGGGCTGGGTGCAGGACATTTCCGGCACCGTGAACCGCATGGCGGAGGCCAAGGTTGTGGGCGTGGTTGCAGGCTGCAACCCTCAAAAAAAGGCCGAAGCCTTGGACCGCGCCGCCGAAGCCAAGGCCGCCGTCATCACCCGCCACCAACGGGAGTGGGATCGACATCAGGCCCTCATTGATGAGGCGTTGTCCCTGGGCAGCTTCGACAAGGCCAAGCTCGCCAAAATCACAGCCGAGACGATCAAGATCCGGCAGGAGGGCGAGCGCAAGGCGTGGGGCATCGTTGACAAAGCCGCGTTGGATCACACTTCATCCGACGGTTCGCTATCTCAGCGTCCGGTGGATCTCTCGCACCTCTCTCCGGACGAGCTGCTTCGCCTGACAAAGGAAGCCTTCAAAACGCCGGATCATGAGTAGCCCCGCCATCCTTTCCGATATCCGGAAGGCGCTGGCCCGGAGCTGTCTCGCGGCCTTCGTGCGCTACACCATGCCCGGCTACCGCATGGGATGGGTGCATGAGGAAATCTGTTCCGAGCTGGACGCCTTCCTTGCCGATGTCGTAGCTGGACGTTCCCCGCGCCTCATGCTGACCATGCCCCCGCGACATGGGAAACTGTGCGCTGATGATACTCCTGTTTTGACGGTTGATGGGTGGAAAACTCATGGTGCGCTTAAGGTTGGTGATTATGTATTTCACCCAAGTGGCAAACCTGTGAGGGTTGTTGCTGTGGGCGAGAAAAATTTTGCCACTCATTCTGTTGTTTTTACCAATGGCGACATAATAGATGTGCACCTTGATCATGAGTGGCGGGTGTATGACAGGACTAAACCCGGATATAGAACAGTTGAGACACGATACTTTGTGGAGCCAAGCAAAAAAACTAAGGCGCTTAGGAAGCTGGATAGCGGTATCCCAGACACCAGAGGGCACAGGTATTTGTATCAGGTGGACACAGCTGATGCTCCCCAATGGCCTGCCGTAGAACACGTTATCCCGCCATACGTTTTGGGCGTGTGGTTAGGTGATGGAACGTCAATCGCGCCCAGAATAAACATGGCTCCTGATGACGCTTGTGTCGTCAAAATGGAGTTTGAACGACTAGGTGTGCCAATAACTGGAACATGGGTGCATAGAGATACTGGAGTTGAAACTTTTTCATTTGCCAGCGGCGTGAAAAATAGAAGAAATATATTTTCGCAGGCTCTAAAAGATGCTGATCTGCTAAAAAATAAACATATTCCTAATGAGTACAAGCATGATAGCCTAGAAAACAGGCTTGACTTGCTTGCTGGACTTATTGATACGGATGGTCATTTTGATAGAAAGACAAACAGATATCGTTTTACAACATCCAATGAGCTGTTAGCGCATGATGTAGAAGAATTGGCCATGCTATGCGGGTTTGTAGCGCATACAAATATCCCAGCACTAGATAATCGGGAAAGAACGATTAAAAATAAGTCACAGGTTTATGTGGTGTCATTTTTCTTTTCCGGTGTAGTTGTCCCGTGCAGACTTGAACGGAAAAAAGTTAATAAAACGTTTTCTTCTCTGCGTCGGCGCGTATCCATCAAATGTGTACGAGCGCTAGAGTCGCCTAAAATGGGGAATTGTATTCAGGTGGATAGTCCAGATGGCTTATATTTAGTTGGCAAACACCTTACGATAACCCACAATAGCGAGCTGGCCTCCCGCCGCTTCCCGGCCTACGCCTTGGGCCGCTACCCCGATCTATCCGTCATTTCAACGAGCTACGCCGCCGACCTGTCCTCGCGCATGAACCGCGATGTTCAGCGTGTCATCGACAGCCCGGAATACCGGGAACTCTTCCCGGGAACAGCCCTTTACGGCAAGAATATCCGCACCGTCGGGAACGGCTCTTATCTCCGCAACTCGGATATCTTCGAAATCGTGGGGCACGCTGGCTGCTACCGTTCCGCTGGCGTGGGCGGCGGCATCACGGGCATGGGTGGGCATATCGTCATCGTCGACGACCCGTTCAAGGACCGGGCGTCCGCCGATTCCCCGACCATCCGCCAGAACGTCTGGGACTGGTACACGTCCACGTTGTACACGCGCCTCGCGCCCGGTGGAGGGGTGCTCATCATCAACACTCGCTGGCACATGGCTGACCTTTCCGGGCGGCTGCTTGAGGCCGCCGCACGGGGGGAGGGCGACCACTGGCGCGTGGTAAACTTCCCGGCCATCGCCACGGAGGATGAGCCGCACCGCAAGGCAGGTGAAGCCTTACACCCTGAACGCTACCCGTTGGAGCAGCTTCTTGCCATCAAGAAAGCCCTCGGCACACGCGACTGGGAGGCCCTGTACCAGCAGCGGCCTACGCCAGACGGCGGCGCCATCTTCAAATCCGAGTGGCTGCGGTTCTGGCTCCCCAAAGACCTGCCGGAGCAGTTCGACCAGCTCCTTATCTCGTGGGATATGACGTTCAAGGACGGCGACGATACCGACTTTGTTGTGGGGCAGGTGTGGGGCCGCAAGGGGGCAGACCGCTACCTCCTCGATCAGGTCCGGCGGCGCATGGGATTTACGGACACGGTCGCCGCGTTCCGGGAGCTCGCCGCCAAATGGCCCGGCGCAGCCCGCAAGCTGGTGGAAGACAAGGCCAACGGCCCGGCGGTCATCGACGCGCTGAAACACGCCGTGCCCGGTATCATCCCCGTGGAGCCGGACGGCAGCAAGACGGCTCGCGCCCATGCTGTGACCACGTTCTTCGAGGCCGGGAACGTCCTTATCCCGCACCCTGAGCATTGCCCGTGGGCGCGGGAGTACGTCGCGGAACTGACGCAGTTCCCCGGAGCGCCCCACGACGATCAATGTTTTGCTGCAGGCACTTTAGTTGCGACTTTGCGAGGGGGTATCCCAATTGAAAAAGTAAAGGAAGGTGATTTTGTTGTGACTCCTCAAGGGTTTAGGCGTGTGTTGTTCGCTGGAAAAACCGGAGAGTCTGTGTTATTGTATCGACATGGAATTTTTGCAACTGCGAATCATCCGTTCATGAAAACCAGTGGAGAAGTTTGCAAATTTGCAGAAATAGAAAAGTCTGAACTTGTTCACATGACTATAAGGGAGTTGCTAGTATGGATATTCCGAAAAGAGTTGAATTTAATGGCGTCACCTATGCCCTCATGGCAGGGGGGAAATACTATCTTAGTCAGTCAAAAACAAACGCAGGTGGGAAAAATCCGAAGGGGCTTCATGTCGCTATTTGGGAATACTACAGTGGCAAGAAAGTCCCTAAAGGGTATGAGATTCATCACAAAGATGGTAATACACATAACAACAATTTTGACAACCTTGAGTGTTTATCACGTTGTGAACACCGCAAAACGGTTAAGCAAAACAAAGAAAAATGCCGTAAGCACCTTGAAGAAGTACGCCCTCTTGCTACTGAGTGGCACAGGAGCGAAGAAGGCCGTGCATGGCATCGAGAGCAAAGCAGGAAGGCATACGCAAAAAGAGAGTATACTGAGCATGTTTGTGAGTACTGCGGCAAGACGTATAAAACGCGCCATACGGGAAAAAACCGCTTCTGTTCCCATAATTGTGAAATCAAATGGCGATATCACAATGAATACGAGCTTGCCGAGGGTGTGTGCCAATGGTGCGGCAAACCGTTCACATACAAGACCGGAACCTGCAGAAAAAACAAAGTACGTAAATTCTGCAGCAAGTCTTGCAGCACAAGCCACTTCAACGCCCAACGCCGTGCCAGTGTATAACCTCACCGTAGAGGGCGAGCACCTTTATTTTGCTAATGGGGTGCTCGTCCACAATTGTGACGCCACCACGCAGGCCCTCCGCGACTTCGATACCAAGCGGCCCATGTGCATCGACACCCGGATACTGCGCCAGCCGCGCATGGAGTTGAGGCGCATTGGGGGGATTTGAGGCTGCGTGGGACCCACGCGTTACCCAGCGCGCCGTAAAGCCTCGCCCTTCAGGGCGGGGATATAAGGCGCACCTTAACTGGAATTTTTGCCTTTAATTGGGCGTTCGTTGAGCTTCGATATACTGCCGCAGGACAGAGATAGGCGCTCCTCCGCAGCTTCCAGCAAAATAACTTGGCGACCAGAGTGAACCGCCCCAGAGTTTTTTCTGGATCGAAGGATAGCCTTTCTTGCGAATCAGCCTGCTGGATACGCCTTTCAGGCTGTTGACCAAAGACGAAATGGCTACTTTTGGAGGATAGACGACAAGCAGATGAACATGATCGTCTTCCCCGTCAAATTCAATAAGTTCCGCCTCAAAATCACGGCAAACACTGGCAAATATTTCCTTCAAGTCGTCAAGAATGACCTTTGTGAAGACGCCATAGCGATACTTTGTAACAAAGACCAAATGGGCATGAAGAAGGAATACGCAGTGTCTTCCAGTACGAATATCGTTGACTTTTTTCATAGGCCAACTATGATTTGGCTATGGAAAGATTGCAAGCCTACAAGTTCCAGCTCCGCCCCAAAGCTGAGCAGGAAAGCCTCATGCGGCGTTTTGCCGGATGTTGTCGTTTCCTTTGGAACAAGGCGCTTGCATTGGAAAAAGAGACCTATGAAAAGGAAGGGAAGCGTCTGGGGTTTTCCTTGCTCTGCGAAGCCCTTCGGGACTGGAAGAAGGAAAACGACACATCTTTTCTTGCTGAAGCCCATTCTCAAATTCTGCAACAAGCGTTGAAAGATCTCGATAGGGCCTACAAAAATTTCTTTGCCAGGCGTGCGGATTTTCCGCGTTTCAAGAGAAAGGGGGTTCATGACGCCTTTCGCTATCCGCAAGGTTTCAAGCTCGATGAAGGCAACAGTCGCATATTTCTACCTAAAATTGGGTGGGTACGCTACCGCAACAGTCGTAAAATAGAGGGAACACCGAAACAGGTGACAGTTTCTTTGTCCGCAGGGAAATGGTTTGTTTCTATTCAGACGGAACGAGAAATTCTTGAACCGGTGCATCCTTCGCAAAATATTGTTGGCATAGACATGGGAGTTGCGCGTTTTGCAACGCTCTCCGATGGTTCTTGCATCAAACCGCTGCACAGTTTCCGAAAGCATGAAAAGAAGCTGGCAAAGCTGCAACGCAAATTGGCAAAACGAGTGAAGTTTTCCGCCAGCTGGCAGAAGCTCAAAGCCAAAATACAGCGCCTGCACCGTACAATAGCCAATGTACGCAACGATTTTCTGCACAAGACAACAACGATGATCAGCAAAAACCACGCTCTTGTCGTGATTGAAGATTTGAAAGTGCGGAATATGTCGCGTTCGGCTTCCGGTACGCTTGAAGTTCCGGGCAAAAATGTGCGCGCCAAGTCCGGCTTGAACAAGTCCATACTGGATCAGGGATGGTTCGAGTTTCGGCGGCAGCTTGAGTACAAGTTGAAATGGCTGGGTGGAAAGCTGGTTGTCATACCTCCGCAGTATACCAGTCAGACATGCAGTCATTGTGGATGCGTAGACAGAGCAAACAGACCAACGCAGGCGAAATTCAAATGTACGGCCTGCGGATTTGAATGTAACGCCGACCATAATGCGGCGTTGAACATTCTGGCGGCCGGGCAGGCCGTGACAGCCTGTGGAGCGGGAAGGGCTCAAGCGCCCGCATTGAAGCAGGAACCCGCCTATGGCGCGGCTCGTTAGAGCCGCTACCGATAGGAATCCCCCGACTTTAGGCGGGGGAGGATGTCAACCCAGTACTATGTAGCCTGCTGTAATGGTAGACTATTTTTTTTGAAATCGTAACCCCTCCGTACCTTGACTTCTTCCAGCTTTTGTGCTGTTCTTTTTTCACGGTGCTTCAAAACACCTTCGCTGGCGGTAGCCAACCCCGAAACGTGGCCTTTTTTGTGCCCTGTCAAGACTTGTATCCTCTTGGCTGTGGTGTATCCTACGGACATTGACTCCGGGTGTGGGCTAATACAATACCGATTCGTCGGGAATATGCCCGCTGTCCAGCGACAGTTTTGAGCACCCGGAGTTTTGCTATTTTGGCGGCTCCAATGAAAGGTGTCCGACATCCATGCACCCGAACCTTGTTCACGGTGTGTTTTCTTCTTCGCTCATAGCATGATGCCCCCATGAGCAAGAAGCGCACTTATCGACACGCCACCTCCATACCCCAAGTGCAACCGTCGCGTCGTCTGAATCTCTCCCCGGACGTGCGCGACGGCCTTGCTCAATCCTTGCCGCCTACGCCCGACGACATCAGCCGGTTGTACGGCCCTGCGAAGACGCTCGGCGCGCCCGAAGATGTGCAGCTTGCGATGGATGCGCGGCTTGCGGATTCCGGCGTCTATTCCCTGCTCCAGCACTCGCTTGAGCTTGGGGTCGGGATTGCGCCGCAATTCATGGGCTACGGCGTCCTCCAGAACCTTGCCCAGAACGGCCTGATCCGTGCCTGCGTCGAGACGGTATCCGACGATATGACCCGAGCATGGATTGAGTTCAAGCGCGAAGGGGAGGGCGGCGACGAGTCATTGCTCACCGACCTTGCGCAGGCGTGCAATAGGTTCGCACTGCAACGCCTTTTCCATGAGGCGACCGAGCTTGTGGGGTACGAGGGCGGGGCCTTCCTTTTCATCGACACCGGGTCCGTCGGCCAAGAGCTGGAACGCCCGCTGAACGTCAGCCCGTATTCCGCCGAACTCAGGCCCGGCGGCGTGCTGCGCTTCGTCGTCATCGACCCCGTGAACGTCTTCCCCGGCGACTACAACAGCCTTTCACCGCTTGAGCCGGACTACTTCCGCCCGCGCTGGTGGTGGGTGCTCGGGCAGCGGGTGCACGCCTCGCGCCTCATCCGATTGGTTGCAAACGAATGCCCGGTGCTGCTGCGGCCCGCCTACAATTTTTTGGGCATCCCGCAGGCGCAGATCCTCTGGGATTACGTCCTGCATTTTCAGGAATGCCGCGCCGCCGAAGCCCGGCTACTGACCAAGTTTTCGCTGACCGTCTTCAAGACGAAGATGGAAGATATCCTGTACGCGTCCGGGGGCACGGCACAGATCGATGCCCGCATCCGGTACATGATCCAGTCCATGACCAATGACGGCGTGCTTGCCGTCGACAAGGAATCGGAAGACGTGGTCAAGCTGGAAACCCCGCTTTCCGGCGTGACCGACATCGTGCGCCAGTCCCTTGAAATCCTCGCTGCCCTGAACCGAACCCCTGCGGTCAAGCTGCTTGGCATCAGCCCGTCAGGGTTCAATGCCACGGGCGAATCGGACATCCGCAACTACTATGACCATGTCAGGAGCCAGCAGGAGAAAGTCCTGCGCGACGGCATCAAGAAGGCGCTCGACTGTATCCAGCTCTACCTGCGCGGAACCATCGACCCGTCCGTGACGTTCGACTTCGCACCCCTTGGCGAAGAAGACAGAGCGGCCCTTGCGACGCTCCAGAAGACCAAGGCAGACACCATCGCCGTCTACATGGATCGGGACATTATCTCTCAAGAAGAGGCCCGGCAGTCCCTTGCCAGTGACCCGGACAGCGGCTTCTCCGACATAGACCCGGCGGAAGTGCCGCAGGGCAACGGAATGCCCGACGCCCTGCCGGAAGCCGGGGAAGGGGGCTTGATGCCCGACATCGACGACGTGGACAAGGCAGGGGCCGTCTATGGCTAAGGTCATCCGCGCCATCAAGCCCAACGCGGGCATCCGGGCGAAATACCGGAAGCGGCTGGTGTCGCTTCTCGACGAGATGCAGCGTTCCGTCGTGTGGTGGCTGCGCGCCGAGTACAGGAAGCAGGAAACCCGCATAGCACAGGATGCGTCCCCGGCGAGTGACCTGCAAGACCGCCTCAAGAGCCTGTTCCGGTACTGGACGAAGCGGTGGAGGGAAAGCGCGGAGAGTTTTGCACGGGAGTTCGTGGGCAGTACGAGGCGGCGCACGGAAGCCAGCATGAGGCAGGCCCTCAAAGATGCGGGCTTCACTGTGAGGATGGAGGGAAGCAGGGCCATGAGCGACGTGGCGCGGGCCCTCTTTGAGGAAAATGTCAACCTCATCAAGTCTATTCCGCAGCACTATTTTACGGAAGTGACGGGGCTTGTACAGCGATCCGCCAGCATGGGTCGGGACGTGGCCTTTCTTACCGACGAACTGCACAAGCGGTACGAGATCACCCGGCGCCGGGCCGAATTTATCGCACGCGACCAGTCCAACAAGGCGACCGAGGCCCTTAAGCGGGTACAGGACAAGGAACTCGGCATCACCGAAGGCATCTGGGTACATGTGCCGGGAAAGAAAACGAGCCGCCATACCCACCAGCTCATGAATGGGAAAAAGTTCGTCATCACGGAAGGTCTTTACGACTCTGACGTGAAGCGCAAAGTGCTTTGCGGTGAGCTTCCGGGGTGCCAATGCACGTACCGGGCCGTTATTCCTGAATTTGGAGACTAGTCTATGTATCAAAGTAAAGGCGTCACCTTCGACGCGGCTCCCTCACAGCGGGAAACCGACGAAAACGGGTTCCTGCACGTCGGGGCGTCGCACATCACGAAAGCGACGGTGAACCCATACTACGGGCGGGAGATTCCGGGCTGGCAGGAAGCCGGGCTTGACCCCGAGGCTGTCTATTACGGGCTTCGGGACCCGGAAGAACTTCAAGCATCGCTTGAGACATGGGCCGGGCTGCCGCTGCACATCGAGCACCACATCGACAGCGCGGAAGAGCCGCAGAAGCTCACCCGCGTGGGCGCGGTGGGCACGGGCGCGGTCTGGAACGCGCCGTATGTGGATGCGCCGCTGACCGTGTGGGATCGGGCCGCCATCGACGCCATCGAAGACGGTTCTTTCCGGGAACTCTCCTGCGCCTACCGCTACGACCCGGATTTCACGCCGGGCAGCTACGAGGGCACCCCCTACGATTTCATCATGCGGAACATCCGAGGCAACCACGTCGCGCTGGTCGAAGAAGGGCGGGCCGGGCCGGACGTGGTGGTGGCGGATTCTCATCCAACTTCAACGAAAAAAGGAACGCTTATGGGCAAGTTCAGGAAATGGTGGGGAGCTCAGGATGGCGACCCTGCGGTGGAACAGCAGGAAGTCGAATCCGCACAGGGCATCAAGGACTTTGCGGATATCCTTTTGAGCCTCCACAAGAAAAACCCCGTCACCGGGGAGATCGAGGACATCACGGAAGACGAGGATAAGGCGGAAGCCATCCGCAAGCTCGTCGCCGAACTGTCCGAAGGCATGGAGCCCGAAGAGGCCAAAAAGCTCGAAGATACTCTCTCCGATCTGGCCTATTCCCCTGCAACAGGTGACGAGAAACCGGAGAAAAAGGAAGCGATGGACGAAGAAGCCAAGAAAGCTATGGACGCCTGCGGGCTTGATGCGGAAGACCCCGCAGAATCCCGCGCCTTTGCCGAAGGCGTGAAATACGGCGAGGAACTGGAGCGCAATCCGGACGAACGCAGGAAGCTCGACCGCGAGCATGAGTCCGAGGGTATGAAAAAGGCTATGGATGCCTGCGGCCTCGACGCTGAGAACCCGCAGGAGAGCAAAGCCTTTGCCGAGGGCGTCAAGTACGGTGAGGAGCTGATCCGGAACCCCGAGGAACGGCGCAAGCTTGACCGGGAACACGAATCCGAGGGCGAACGCCGCGAACTCGGCAAGGACGAGGACAAGGACGCGGCCATTAAGCGCATCCTCGCTTCCGTCCCCGACCTCACACCGGAGCAGAAAAAGAAGCTGACCGACTCCCTTGCCGATCTCGCCTATTCCCCCGCGACTGGAGATGAAGCCCCGGACGACAAGGGAACCGCTCAGGACAGGGCGTTCCGCCGCCGTGGTCCGCGTCTTCTCACCGCAATGGACGCCGCCCGCATCAAGGCATCCGCAGTCGCCGAAGCGCAGGAGCATATGCGGAACCTTACCCGTGCCGTGCGCGACGTGCGCGGGCTGGTGGGCGAACTTGACCCGTTGTCCTTCGACTCCGCGTCCGACGTCTACGGCTACGCGCTGGAGCAGCTTGGGGAGAATCCCCGCAAGTATCCCCGGCAGGCATGGCCCGGTATGATCGATATCCTCCGCAAGCAGAAGGCGACACCTTCCGTTGCCCGTGACGCGGCCCCCGTCGGGCGCATGTCCGGCAGCTTCGCCGGGCTTTCCAATATCACCATTGCCGAATAGGAGGCACACCATGCCTTTGCAGTCCCAAGTCAATCTCTCCGTCGCTCCCGGCGTTGCGGGCGATAAAGCGACGCCCGACCAGAGCATCTACACCCCGCTCAACCCTCTGGCGGCGGTGGCCCTCCCTGTGGGGCGCTTCGTCTTCCCTGTCGTGGATTCCGGCGTGATCGACAACACGCAGGCCACCAACGTTGCGGGCACCGCCACAGCCGTGCTCGGCTTCGTGGAGCGCGTCATCAACTACGTGAACTATGAAATTTTTTCTGACGGCACCCTGACCGTCCCGGCAGGCTCGAACCTCACCGTGGCCGTGAAGGGCGACTATTGGGCCGTTTCCACGACCAAGGCCACGGTGGGGCAGGCCGTCCTTGCCTCCACCGCCGACGGTTCAATCAGCACCGGGACCCCCGACGCCACGCACCTCGATACGGGGTGGGTCGTCAAGACGCCCGGCGAAATCGGGGAACCGATCATCATCAGCAATTGGGGACAGGCCGCAGCGGCGGGATCCGGCGGCGACACCTCGAACCTGATGCAGAAAGATTTCAGCAACGCCACCGGAGCGCTCGGCGTGGCCAACGGCGGAACTGGCGCAACCACTGCGGAACAGGCCCGCACCAACCTCGGCGCAGCCGCCGCCGGAGCGTAGGAGGTACTACATGAATCCGACTTTTGAACAGGCCAAGCGCTACGGCTTTATCTTCCCGGGCGCCCGCATGTGGGTAACTCCGGAGAACCGCGCCCGCATTGCGCAGGACGCCGCGCTCATCACTACTCCGAACACGACCGTCCCCGCCGAGCTTCTGGCGTATATCGACCCGATGGTCATCGAAATCCTGACCGCGCCCCGGCGCGCCCGTGAAATCTTCGGTGAAGAGAAGAAGGGCGACTGGACGACCCCGTACATGAAGTGGCGCGTTGATGAAATGACCGGAAAGACCGAGCCATATTCCGACTATGCCAACGGCACGACTTCGGGCGTGAACTCCGAATGGCAGACCCGCGTGCAGTACGTCTTCCAGACGTCCATCACTTACGGCGACTTTGAAGTGGACATGTCGAGCACGGCCAAGGTCAATCTCGCTGCCTCCAAGCAGCGCGCGGCCGCCAACGTCATCGACATCGACCAGAACCGTTTCTACCTGCTCGGCGTCGCCGGGAAGGAAATCTACGGTATCCTCAACGATCCGAACCTCCCTGCTGCGATCACCGCAGGGGCCACGGGCACGGGCGGCTCCACGAAATGGGCCGACAAGACCACGGTGCAGATCTACAATGACGTCCTCGCCCTGTTCGCGCAGCTTTCCGAGCAGTCCAGCGGTCTCATTGACAAGGACACGCCCCTCAAGCTCTGCCTCTCCCCCGAACTGGCCGTTCGCCTCGGCGCGGCTACCGATTTCAACGTGTCCGTGCTGGATATGTTGAAGCGGTACTTCACCCGCATTGACATCGTGACCGTCCCCGAGCTGCACAGCATGACCGCCGGGGAAACCATGTTCCTCATCGCCCCCGAAGTGAACGGGCAGCGATCCGGCACGCTGGCCTTCGGAGAAAAGATGCGTGCTGGACGCGTCGTGCCCGACCTGTCCAGCTTCCGCCAGAAGTTCGTCGGCACCACCTACGGCGGCATCGTGCTCATGCCCTTTGCCTTTGCGCAGATGACAGGCATGTAAAGCTGCTGCCTTCCCCCCATGCGAAAGCCCCAACCGTTAAACAGGCGGTTGGGGCTTTCTTTACATCTTTGGGCTCTGCTCAGTAATGATAACTTCTGTCCTCTACATGCAAAAAGTAAGCAGAAATGCGCCTCGGTGTTCTGATAGTCGTTCTTTGACAAGGGAATAGGGAAAGGATAGAAAACCGCTGTGGGGCACTCTCCTGAAAGGAGGGTACTCCATGCGACACTTCCTCCGGGACGTCGCTGTCCAAGTGATTGGCGGCGTCATTGTGGCTGTGGTGATTCGGTTCATGCTGAACCAATAACGCAGTTGCCCCGGTAGGAGGTGCGAACTCCAACCGGGGCGCAAACTTGAGATGATCAATCTCGGGAGGGTGTCCCACGGGGCGGCAGGTGTGTCACCACTTGCCGCCCTTCCCTTTTTCAATAGCCATTCCCGTGCTCGGGGTCAAGGGCTATCCTAGCATCAACCTGTTTGCCGTCTTCGCGGCACGGATGGCAAGACGCATATCATCAAGCAAGGAAGAATTTGGAAAGGTCCGTGTCGTCATGCAGGGCGAAAACCCGTGGTTTGTGGCGAGCGACGTGGCGAAGGCTTTGGGTTATGAGCGCCCTAACGATGCTGTAAATGCGCATTGCAAAAAAGTCAGTAAATTCAGCTACGGTAATTCGCCGCAGGGGGCTACGCCCTACAACATCATCCCCGAGTCCGACGTATACCGCCTCGTGATGCGGTCGAACCTTCCGAAGGCCGTGGAGTTTCAGGACTGGATTTGCGAAGAGGTCATCCCCTCCATCCGCAGGTCCGGCGCGTATGTGGCGAGCACGAAAGAAAGCCCCCGTTCCTTGACAGGTCCGGGGGCTCATGCTATCAGAAAGTTGCGAGCTCAACTGACAGCGTGTCAGCCGGGGCGTCGTATTTACGAAAACCTCAACTGACAAGGAGACAATACCATGTCGCAGTCAAATGTCAAGCTTTTTGAGAAAGAAGAATTTGGTAAGTTGCGTGTTATTTTGTGCAACGGTGAGCCGTGGTTTGTGGCGCGGGATGTATGCGCCGTCCTCGGGACGGAGACGCGGGATCTGCCGGACATTCTGGAGCACGACGAGCAACGCCCTATTGTCGATATTATCCACACTCTTAATGATTCCACAGGATTGCGACGCGATAGCCGTATCATTTCAGAACCGGGCCTGTATTCCCTCATCCTGCGTTCCCGCAAGCCCGAAGCCAAGGCGTTCAAGCGGTGGGTGACGCATGAGGTCATCCCCTCCATCCGCAAGACGGGCGGGTATCTGGCAACGAAACCCGACGATACCCCCGAAGCCATCCTTGCCCGCGCCGTGCTGGTCGCGCAGGACACCATCAGGCGCATCGAAGCCGAGCGCGACGAGGCGATCCGCACCAAGGCCGAAATCGGTTCACGCCGCGAGGCTACCGCGATGGCAACCGCCTCCGCCGCCGTGCGCAAGGCTGCGGCTCTTGAGAACGAACTTGGGCGGGGCAGGGACTACAAGTCCGTGAAGGGCATCCCGTGGTTCCTTGACGTCTTCGCAGATACGCCCGCCGCGTATTCCGTAGCAGGCCGCAAGCTTTCCGACATGTCCCGGCGCATGGGATACAACATCCGGGAAATCGAGGACAGCCGTTTCGGGAGCGTCAAGGCGTACCACGTCGACGTGATCGAAGCCTTCCGGCTGTCCCTGAAAAACGACCTGAACATGCTGGGCAAGTACCGCCTTCGCCGTGCCGCATAGCCGAACTTTGTTCACGGTGATTTCGTCCCGGCTCTTTTGTCATGATGACCAAAACAACGGAGGGATACAGAGATATGGCCAGACCCAAAAAGAATACCGCCCCGGAAACAACGCAGGCGACGAAGACGGATACCGTAATGGTCGCCTTGAACCGGACGACCGGGATCACGTTCCCCATGCCCGACGGACGCAAAGTGCTCATCGAAGGCAACGCCGCCAGCCTGCGCGGAAAGGAAAAGGGCGTGCTGCCCGTGGGCGCGTTCGGGCTGACGCGGGTAAACGCCGACGATTGGGCGTACATTGAAAAGACCTATGGCCCGTACATGGAAATCTTCAAGTCCGGGCTCATCTTCGCGCAGGCGCGCAAGGCCGACGCCGTGGACGAGGCCGACGAAAGGGCGGAACTGCGCAACGGGTTGGAGCCCGTGGATGTGGAGAACGACCCCAAGGCGCAGACCGAACCGCTCCAGAGCAAGGCGGGGTTCTAAACCGTGGCTGTTGTTGTCTTTGACCCGCAGGAGTTCCGGGAGGCCTATCCGCGCTTCGTCGATCCGAAGACCGGGCAGCCCCTCCTGACCGATGCACAGCTTCGGCAGGCGTTCGACGTCGCCTGTCTGCTCTTGGACAACACAAACTCATCCCCGGTTCCCTACGACCCGGCCCACGGCGTCATGATCCGCAAGACGCTGCTGTACCTCCTCGTCTGCCATCTGGCGACGCTGGCCTTGTGGCCGATGGGACAGGCCGGGCCGGTAGCTTCGGCGACGGAAGGAACTGTCAGCATCAGCTTCTCCGTGCCCACGGCGACGGGGAAGGCGTTCTACAACCAGACACCGTGCGGACAGACGTTTTGGCAGGCCATCCAGCCCTATGCCGTAGGCGGGCGCTACTATGCCGCCCGGTATTGGCATCCGTGGGGGTAATGGTGTCCGGAGAACTCGAAAAGCTGCTCAAGCGGTACATTACCCCCGATATCGTCGTGAAGGCCGGGGTGCTCGAAAATGCGACGCGGGGCGAAGGTGGTACTCCCGTCGCAGAGTATGCGGCGTACAACGAATACGGCGCAACAATCGAAATCCCTGAGCGGACGCAAACCTTGTACTTCAAGCGGAAGCGTGACGGCAGCGTCGGGAATCGGTTCGTGAAGAAGGGCAAAAGCGATTTTGCGCAGGATGCGACGGTCAAAGCCCACACCGTCACCATCCCCTCCCGGCCTTTCCTGCGCTCAACGCTCGATGCCAAGGCGGATGCATGGTGCGATAACCTCGCGGAAGCGTTGGAAGCCGGACGGACGCCGAAAGAGGCGATGCGGCTTGTGGGACGCCGCATGGCAGACGACATTCAGGCGACGATTAAGAGCAATATGCCCCCGGACAACGCCGAATCCACCAAGCGCCGCAAGAACGCCAAGGGCGCGGGAAAGGGGACGCTCATCGATTCCGGAAGCCTGCTCAAGTCCATCGATTACGAGGTAGTCAAAAGATGAATCTCCATGAACTTGTGCGTCCGCTTATCGGCATCGTGAACCCTTTTCAGTCGGTCGTGATTCTCGTCTCCACAGGCTTCACCGTAAACGCGCAGTATGAGCAGGTCCCGGCATGGGCCCCCGCCGTTGAAGTCATGGCGCAGCCGCAGCCTGTCTCCGACAAGACGCTGCAATTTCTCGTGCAGCAGCGCCAGAACACGATCTGGCACGACTTTTATCTTTCAGGGGACTGGTCGGCCCTTGATCGTCCGGCGGAGCAGGGCGGCGATCTTCTCTACTGGGATGGCGCCGAGTGGCAGGTAGATCAAGTTCTGGAGCGCTGGAATCCCACGGCGGGCTGGACGAAAATCCGGTGCGTGAAGCTCCGGGAAACCGCGCCGCCGGAAATCGGGGCCACGGAACCGCCCAAAGGGGGAGACGATGAGTGACGGCATCCTCGTGCAGGCCCTCGGCGATTTTTGTAAGCGTTACCTCGGCGATTCCGCCGTTGTTGTACGCGGCTACGTCAACCGCGTGAGCAAGCCGAAGACGAAAAGCTACGTGCTCATCACCCCGATGACCATGACGCGCCTCTCGACGAACCTGCACCAGACCGAGTGCGGCGGGGAGGCCATCGTGCAGCCGCAGCGCCGCCGTGTCCAGCTTGACGTCTACGGCCCGACCGCCGCCGACCGTGCCCAGACGCTCGCAACGCTCCTACGCGACGGCGTCGGGTGCCGCTTCCTCCGGACCTACGGGATCGCCCCCCTGTACGTCGAAGACCCGCAGGATATGACACAGGCGGAAGGGGACGAGCAGTACAACCCCCGCTTCATGCTCAACGTGCTGGTTCAGGCAAACCGCGTTGAACACGTTGAGATGGATACTTTTACCGACGCGGAACTTTCCGTGCATCCGCTGGCATAGCAAACACAGGAGGGCGCAATGAGCGTCAATGCCGACAAACTGGTTCAAATCATCCCCCGCATCATCGAGGGCGGCACGCCGGGCCTGACCTTCGCCGGGCTCATCCTTTCGCAGTCCGAGCTTTTGCCCGCAGGCCGGGTCGTGCAGTTCGCCAGCGCGCAGGCTGTGGCGAATTACTTTGGATCGCTTTCGGAAGAGGCAAGCATGGCTTCCATGTACTTTTCCGGCTACGTGAATACGACGAGCCTCCCGGACAAGATTTTCTTTGCCCGGTACAACGGCGAGTCCGTGGGCGCATGGCTGCGCGGTGCGAAATATACGGGCAATCTCGCCGTGTTGCAGGCCGTCACCAACGGCGCGATGGTCATTTCCATCGACAACACGCCGCACACGCTTTCCTCCGTGGATTTGTCCGCTGCGACCAGCTTCTCGCAGGTTGCGGAGGCGATCCAGACCGCGCTCACGACGGCGGGCGCGACCGGGGCGAAGGTGACGTACTCCAGCCAGACTGGGGCGTTCCAGATCGACAGCCCGACGACCGGGGCAAGTTCCGCCGTGGCCTTTCCGACGCCGCCGGAAGTCGGGACCGACCTCGGCGCACTGCTTCTGCTCACCGAACAGTCCGGTGCCGTCCAGTCCGTAGGCATGGCCGCGCAGACGCTCCCCGACTGCATGACCAACGTGCTCCTGTACGCCCGCGACTGGGTGACGTTCTCAACGGTATGGGAGCCCGAGCTTGACGATAAGATCGCGCTCGCACAATGGTGCGCCGGGTATGACACACGTTTCGCCTATGTGATGTGGGATACCGACAACGCCGCGCAGGTCGCGGGTTCCACGGCCTCGGCGGGGTATCAGATCGCCAAGGTGCTCGAACTCGACGGTACGGTTCCCGTGTTCAACACGCCTGAGCTCGCCGCGTGGGTCATGGGCACGGCGGCCTCCATCAACTTTGAAGAGACGAACGGACGGCTCACCTTCGCCTTCAAGCATGGCGAAGGGCTTGCCGTAACCTGCGACAACGACGAGAACTATGATGCGCTGATCGCCAACGCCTACAACTGCTATGCGGACTTCGCCACGGCCTCCAGCCAGTTCAAGTTTTTCCAGAATGGGCAGGTTTCCGGCAAATGGGGCTGGCTCGACACCTACCTTGACGCCATCGCCATCAAAGACGGCCTCCAGCTTAACCTCCTTGATCTGTTCAAGGCCGTAACGTGCATCCCCTACAACGAGAGCGGCTACGGCATGATCCGCACGGCATGTCTCGACACCATCACGCGGTTTCTCGACTTCGGGGCTATCCGCACGGGCGTGACCCTCTCGAACACCCAAAAGGTGCAGCTCCTCGCGGAAATCGGGCTGGACGTTTCCCAGACGCTTGAAACGCAGGGCTGGTACATGCAGGTCAAGGACCCCGGCGCGACCGTACGCGGACAGCGCCAGTCCCCCGAATGTAAATTCTACTACATGGACGGCGGCAGCGTGCAGCAAATCGTCATGCCCGCCACGGCCATTCAGTGATGATGAGGTAAAACATGGCTGACAACTTCGGCAACATGACGATTACAGCGGCAAATTGCACGCTTTTCCTGACGGTTCCCGGGCTCTACGACAGCCCCGTGCAGATCGAGGGGTTCAGCACCGACGCAATGGTCAGCGTGGCCACGAATACCCCCGTCGTCGCGGAAAAGGGCGTTGACGGGCATACCTCCTTCGGGTGGGTGCCGACCAACAAGGAAGTCACAATCACTCTCGCGGCGGACAGTCCGAGCCGCCAGATCATGGAAGACTGGGCGACGTATCAGGAAACCGCCCGGGAAGTGATGCTCTGCAATGCCGAGTTCGCCATGCCGAGCATCAACCGGAAGATCACCGGGAAGCGGGGCGGCCTCACCTCCGTGCAGTCCAGCCCCAACGCCGCTCAGACCTTGCAGGCGAGTGCCTTCGTCATCACCTTTGACCAGTGGACCGCGAGTCCGCTTTAAACCGTGGAGGCCGTCATGCTTAACGAAAAGATCATTGCCATCGACAAGGGCCGCGACGCCGGGAAGACCTTCAAGGTCAAGGAAATGCCCGTCACCAAGCTGGAAAAATGGGCCGCCCGTGCGCTGCTCGCCGTCTTCGGTTCCGAGATGCCCGCCGACATCCGGACGCTTTCAGCGTCTTCGAACACCGCCGCGCTGCTTTCCGCCGGGCTCCGGGGGCTCTCGGGGCTCCGGTGGGAACAGGCCGAACCGCTCTATGACGAGCTTCTCGGGCAAATCTACCGCGTCCCGAACCCCGGAAAGCCCGATGATGCTATCCGTCTCACTCCGCAAAACCTCGACGCCCATGTCGAGGACGTGGGCACGATCTACCGCCTGCGTTGGGAGGCCATCGCCGTCTGTCTGGATTTTTTGCAGGGCGGCGAGGACTTGACCTCCCGCCTGTTGCAGATCCTCAACCCCTCGGGCTCCGGGACTACGCAAACCTCCCCGGATGCGTCGGCATCCCGGTAAGCCGGAACCTCGCGACGCTGCACGAGATGCAGACAGTATACGGCCTGTCCGATGCTTACGAGATGCTAGAAATCATCGCCGTGGACGGCCACAACCAACGCCTCTGGAGTAAATTCCATGAACGCAGGTGAACTCGTCGTTTCCCTCATCCTCTCCGCAGGGGCTTTCAAAGCTCAAGTGCAGAACGCCCAAAAAGGACTGGACGGCGTGCAGGCCGCAGCCGTTGACGCGGGGCGCGCGACATATGACGCAGGCGTCAAGGGGGCCCAAGGGCTTGGTCAGTCTGCCGATGCCGCCTCTTCGTTGCAGGCCGCCTTTGAAGAAGCCGTGCAAAAAGGCCGCGAAATCAGCGAGGTGACGAAAGAGTATCAGCGGATGCGCGAGGAGCTTATCCGCACCGGAGCGTCTAAGACCCGTCTCGACGCACTCGATGATGCGGCAAGGAAACTTGGCGTCTCGTTGAAAGAAACGGGGGATAAGGGCGCACTCAGCTTTGAGCGGCTCAAGGGAACACTCACGAAAGTTCTTGGGGTAATCGGTGGCGTTGCCTTTATCAAAAGTCAGCTCACGGAGTTTACCGACGCAGCCCTTGAAGTAGATACGGCGAGCAAGACTCTGGGGATGGACATCAAAGAGTTCCAAGGCTGGCAGAATGCAGCGGAAAAAGTCGGGCTTGAGACGCAAGATCTGGTTCAGCTTTTCGGTGACGTCAGCGACAGGATGTATGACGCTGTTCTCCATGACTCTGGTCCGTTCAAGGATGCCGTTGACGATATTGGAATCTCGCTCAAAGGCGTTAAGGAAGGGGCCACTTCATCCGCGGATATGCTTTTGCAATTTGCCAGAGCTGTAGAAAAGATGCCGAAAGACAAAGCGCACGGCCTTCTCACTCAGTACGGCTTCGATCCTGAAAGCATCAAACTCATCATGATGGGAGAAAAAGAGCTTGAAAAGCTGATCAAAACGGGAAAGGAGAAGGCCCGTTTTGACAAACGAGATATTGAGAACGCACAGAAGCTACGGGAAGCGCAACAGCGTCTTAATGCAGCTTGGCGCACCATCTCAGCCCTTTTCGCCAGCACCGTCTCCCCTGCGATCACGTTTTTGACGAACCTGCTCGGCGATCTCCTCGGGTGGGTGAAAGAAAACAAGCAGTTCGTGATCGTCTTCTTTACGGCGTTAGCCGGGGTCATTACGACGCTCATGCTCCCGGCGTTGAGCGCGATGGCGACGGCGGCATGGGCTGCGATTGCGCCGTTTACGCCGCTGATCGCAATAGTAGGTGCGGTTGCGTTGGTTATCGACGATCTCATTACCTACATCAACGGCGGAGAATCCGCACTTTCCGCGCTCTGGTCGGTGTTTGGAACCGGCGACGAAATCGGGGCTCGTTTCAAGGCTATTTGGGAAGGCATCAAAAGTATCCTCGGGGGCGTCTGGGATGCGCTTTCAGGGGTCGCCAAGCTCTTCAACTCCGTCCTTACGCTGGACGGAAAAGGCGTTATTGAAGCCCTCAAAACGATCTGGGGAGGCATCTCCAAAATCAACGATGTGCTTGTCGAAATGCTGAATTGGGTAGCCCAGAAGCTCTACAACTTGCTTCCCGACTGGATCAAGGATTGGCTCGGCGGCGATGAGTCTTCGCGCCCGGAAGAAACGAAGGCCGAGGCCAAGCCCGGCGGCGTCGCCGATTCGATGCGGGTTGGTGATGTCCGCCCGTCTATTCTGCCGCCGCAGGTGCGCGCCGGGGATGCGCGTCCGGGAAACGTGAGCAACGTCAACAATTCTCGTCAGATGACGTCAACCACCAATGTGGGTGAGGTCAAGGTCTACACGCAGGCTACGGATGCGGAGGGGATGGCCGAAGGAGTGGTTCCGGCACTTCGTAATCAGACCGCGCAGGCAGACAGCGCATTCGGGTACTGACATGGCATTCGGCGCGCTCCCGCCGGGACAGCCCGGCAACTGGTCGATTTTCGATAAAGACGGCGCCAAGGCCCTCGACTTCGACACGTTCTTTTCCTGCTCGATCAAGGCCGAGAACAAAATCGGTTCCAACCCCGTCGAGAAAGGGAGTTTCGCGGATTACAACAAGGTCGCTTCTCCCACGGCGGTGTCGGTCGTGCTGGGCCGCACTGGGAAGAGCGACGAGCTTGCGGCTTTTCTGGAGGCGCTGGACAAGCTGGCGGAAAGTACCGATCTCGTGAGCATCGTTACCCCGGAAAAGACGTTTCTCGACTACAACCTCGTCTCCTACGACTACGACCGCAAGGCTGAAAACGGCGTGGACAGGCTGCTTGTGGGGCTCATGCTGCAAGAGATCCGGCAGGTCGAGCCGCAGTACAGCAACGAAACGATAAAGCCAATCAGTAAAGCGCAGGCAAAGAATCCGACCGACGCAAGCACCACGGATGCCGGGAAACAACAGGGGCAGACGACGCAAAAAAGCACACTGAAAAAGCTAGGCGAGGGGATTTTCGGATGATGACCGTACCGCTCCGACAGGAGCCGAACCAGAGCCTCCAGATTGTGCTTGGGGAACAGAACTGCACCCTCCGGTTCATCTCCCGAGGCGTGAACCTGTACTGCGACCTTGCTGTCGACCAGACGGTCATCTGGTCTGGGGTCATCTGCCGTAACCTCGTCGGCTTGAAGCTGTACGACTATCTCGCCTTCCGGGGGCAGCTCTACTTTGTCGATATGCAAGGCGAAGAGGATCCGCACTGGTCGGGCCTCGGCGACCGATTCCAGCTCGTTTATGTCGAAGAAGGGGAAACGCTGTGAACACGAGCTTCACCCAAAAGCTGCTTGAAGCGCACATCACGCTCGCCAAGGGCGGCTTCAACACGGTTACCGGGCAAGGTGCGAACACCAAGATCATCCGGCTCGGCATGGATGTGGACATCCAGAAGCCCGGCGGGAAAGAGAAGAACAAGGCCAAGGTCAAAATTTTCAACATGCCCTTGGCGGATATGGAGACACTGACGACGCTGGCGTTCAAGCCGTTGCAGGCGTCGAAAAACCGTATCGCCGTGTATGCGGGCGATGAAGAGCACGGGATGTCTCTGGCGTTCTCCGGCGATATCGTAAGCGCCGTCCCGAACTTCAACGCGGCACCGGACCCCTCTTTCGATATCGAGTGCATCACGGGATACGTCGCCAGCATCACGCCCGTGCCGCCGTTGACGGCGCAAGGCTCGCAGGACGTGGCCACGCTTATGCAGGGACTCGCAAAGCAGATGGAGCTTGCCTTCGTCAACCGCGGCGTCTCCGTCTCCCTGCGCAACGTGGCCCTCGTCGGCGGCCCGATGGAACAGGCGCAGCAGCTTGCCCACGATGCCCGCATCGATCTTATCGTCGACGACGGCGAGATGGTCATCTCCCCGCTTGCGACGCTTCGCAGCGATGACGGCGGCTCGACGCCCGTCTGGTCCGCGAAAAGCGGCATGATTGGCTATCCGAGCTTCGACAACGAAGGCGTGACGGTGAAAGGCATCTACGAGCCGAAGCTCCAGATCGGCGGCCCGGTGCGTATTGAGAGCATCGTCCCCCGCGCATCCGGCCTCTGGCAGATCGTAAGCCTGAGCCACAAATTGCAGGCAGGCTATCCCGGAGCAACGCAGTGGGTAAGCCAGATCAAGGCAAGCTATCCCGGCGCGAAGCCGAAGAAGGACAAGAAATAATGCAGGGACAACGCGGCCTCTCGACAAATTCCAGCGAGTACAACGCGCAGGACTTCATGATCAGCCAGATGCTCGGGCGCATCGCCACGGCTGAACCCGTGCGTGTGGTCGCCGTCTCCGGCTCGGGCGTCTCCCCGGTGGGCTTCGTCGACGTGCAGCCTCTCGTCAACCTCGTGACGGGCGAACAGAAGGCGCAGGAGCAGAGCGTGCTCTTCAAGCTCCCGTACTTGCGTATCCAGGGCGGGAAAAACGCCCTCGTCATCGACCCGCAGCCGGGCGACATCGGCCTCGCCGTCTACGCCATGCGCGACACGGAATCACTCAAAGAGAGCCGGGGAGCGGACGGGACCGTCAATCCTGGGTCAGCCCGTGCCATGAGCAAAGGCGACGGCTTCTATCTCGGAGGTTTCTTGAACGCCGCGCCTGAACGCTATGTGCTGGTCGACGACGAGGGCGTCACCATCGAAGGAGTGGCCAAACTGACGATGCACGGGGAAACTTCCGTCCTGACGGCGGAAAATGGACTCACCATCAACGCCGACGTGCGCATCAACGGCTCTCTAACATGGACGGGCACGGCGCAGGGCGACGGCGGTCCGGCCCGGTTCTCCGGCGGCCTCACGAACGCGGGAGGGACGGTTGAGAGCAACGGTAAGGTCTTGGAAACCCATGTTCATACCGGGGTCGAGTCCGGTTCCGGCATATCCGGACAACCACAGTAACGGGGGGTGTTATGCCTGATTTTCAGTACCAGCCGCCTACAGGACCGCTGTCCGGCAGCGAATTCGAGCGACAAACCACACGGTTCTTTTGGCAAGTGCAGGGAGCCGCAGACGCAGCACAGTCTACCGCAATAGCTGCACAGATCACTGCAAACGAGGCGATCGAGCGAGCTCAAGCCTCAAACCTTGTCTACGGAAAGACCACGCAGGCCGACACGGGCGGCGTGATCACCGTGAAAGATGTGGCGATTGGTGGGGATCTCGGGGATCTGGCGAGCGCGCGGGGACAGATTGGTAATTCCAAAGCACAGGGGTCGCACGATTTTTCATCCGGGATGCTCAGTGAAAAACCGGGCATGTACACAGCAATGAACTTTGGTTCCACAAACGTTCCGTTCACTGGGCCTTTTGCAGAAATGATCTTGGGGACGCCTACATACAGAGGGTCCCTTTTGATAACTTCTGGACGTCATAGTTTCCCCCGCGCCGCTATCAGTGCTATCGATATGGGAGAGGGGGGAGGATTCAGCGGATACACTCGCCTTATTACCGAACAGCAAATCGGCGACGGACTCACAAACACCAACGGGATCATCTCCGTGCCTGAGTATGACGGCGCGACGGCATCGACCGCCGGAACGTCTGGCCTCGTACCGCCCGCAGCCGCCGGGCAAGCCAACTACGTGCTCTGTGGCGATGGAGAATGGCGGGACATAGCGACGCTTGTCGCCGCTGCGCAGGCTCGGCTTGCCGAATCTGTAAAAGCGGAAGAAGGGGCTTTATGAATTTCCGAGCGGTTCTGAATATCCGCGCGCTGTCTAATATTCGTGATGAAGTGCAAGCAACTGCCGAAGTGGTAGATTCGGGGCTCCTATCATTACGTCTTAATGGACAGTGGGATTTGACGCTCTCCGTAGGGGGCAATCTTGCTTCGGCAGGGGGGACTATGCGCATCGTGCAGGATGTCGCATCGTATGTACACACATTCCAAGGAGAACCGTACTACGCGCAGCAAGACGGAATCCCGTACTTCATGCGCGAGCTTGGTTCCCTCCCTCCCGCCGAGCTCGTGCGGGCGCGCTCGAATGCCCGTGCGCTTGAAGTCCCCGGCGTAGCGCAGGCTGATACGCAGCTTTCTCGGCTTGAAAAACGCATCTTGAGCGGGACGATCCGCATCACCACGGAAACGGGGGAAACCGCAGATGTCGCAGTCTAGCATCGATTTTACCGAAAACGGCCCGGTCGTCCCCGATACCGCGACCGTTCGGGACACTGTCGAAACGAATTGGCAGGCGGCATTCGACAATCGGCTGAACCCGGATCCGGCTACGCCGCAGGGACAGCTCATTGCCTCAGAAACGGCTATCGTGCAGGACAAGAACAGCCAACTTTTGTTCCTCGCGAATATGTTCAACCCCGAGACTGCGGAGGGTATCTATCAAGACGCGCTCGCCAAAATCTACTTCCTGACCAGGCAGCCTGCACGCTCCACAGTTGTTCCGTGTGTCTGTACGGGGCTTCCCGGTACAGTCATTCCCGGCATCGGCAGCGACGCCCCGGCGCTCGCGAAAGATGCGGACGGGAATGTTTTGATCTGCCAGACAGGAGGCACGATCCCGCAGTCCGGCAGCATCGTTTTGGAGTTCGCCTGTCAGGTTCCGGGGCCGATTGAAATCCGGCAGGGAACCGTGACTACGATTGTACGTACCATCCCCGGGTGGGATACGATCACAAACGCCGATGGGATCACCGGACAAAACGTCGAGAGCCGGGCCGCGTTCGAGTCCCGGCGCTACGCCAGCGTCGCGAAGAACGCCCGGAGCGTCGCCGCCGCCGTCTATGCCAACGTCGGCGATCTGGATGGCGTGCTTGATGTCTGTGTGCGCGAGAACAAAACCAGCGCGCCGCTTGAAGTGCAGGGCGTTACGCTCAAGCCGCACTCAATCTATGTGGCGGTCGTCGGCAGCGCGACGGATAGTGATATTGCTGAGGCCATTTACGCCCGTTGTTCAGCCGGATGTGATTACAACGGCAACACCAGCGTCACTGTGACCGATCCGGTAACCGGAGCGGTCGAGACGGTACTCTTTGAGCGCCCGGAATCGCTCCCGGTGGGCATTCAGGTGGCTATCCGCAAAAATGCCTCAATGCCGAGCAACGTCGAAGAACTCATTAAAGCTGCCGTTGTCGCCGAATTCTACGGAGAAACCGCCGACGCCTGCGGAAATACGGGTCAGCGCGTTCATATCGGGGATACCGTGTATGCAAGCCGCTTTTATTCAGCCGTGCTCGGAACGGGTGTCACCGACTTGGTGAGTATCGAAATCGCGGCGCCCGTCGGCGAAGGCTCCCCACCAACATGGGGCGACTACATCACCATCAATATAGATGAAGCCCCCACGCTCGTCTCCGATAACGTCACTGTAACTATCATCGAAACGAGGTCGGGCCGTGGATAACTGGCGCGAAACGATACTTTCGCAGTACGACAACTCTGAACGGCTGCTGGCGCTCATCGAATCGATGAATGCCGTCATTGAGCCCACGGCGGATATTGCGGCGTTCTATGAGTCCGTCTTTGACCCAGAAACGGCATTCGGATGGGGGCTTGACGTGTGGGGACGCATCGTCGCCATTCCGCGTACGCTTGAAGTAGAGGCGACGGACATCAAGCCGTTCGGTTTCTCCGGTTCAAACCTCAGCAACTTTGGGCACGGTCCTTTTGCATATGAGAGCAAATCGAACACGTTCATACTTCAAGATAACGCATATCATCTTTTGATCTGGATGAAAGCAGCTTCGAACATCACCGACGGCAGCCTCCTAGATTTGAACAAGATCGTTCATTGGCTTTTCTCGGATCGCGGTCATATTGCCGTCGTGCATGTCGGAACGATGAAAATACGCTACGTTATCGGCTTCAAGCTCCAGCCATACGAGCGTGCGCTTCTCCTGCGCGATGACGTTCCCCCAAAGCCTGCGGGCGTCGGCTATGACGTCTATCAAGTCATCCCGAAACATACCTTCGGTTTCGCCGGATCCGGCGGTCAGAATTTCAACAACGGCGTTTTTCAGCCGTATGGAGGCCCTGTAGATGCCTATTCCCTCGACTCCTAGCATCATGCCCAACGTCTTGGGATATGCAGCGGATACCGTGCAGATCCCTGAGACGACCCCGACAGGTCAAGGTATTCCTTCTTTCCGGGATCTCTTTCCGTTCATCACGCAGGTCGACCCGGACGCGGGCGGCGTCATGGTTGAAAGAGCGTGGATGAACGCGCTTTTCAACTTGCTTGGTCAACACGCCTTTTTCCAACAATCCGGATGCGTCTACCCGTGGCAAGCTACGCTGAACTATATCGCGGGCTCTCATGTCAAAGGAAGTGATGATGTCGAGTACATCGCGTTGCAACCTTCCGGGCCAGATGTATCGGGAACTGGAGCAAAAGACCCTGCACAGCAAGCAAACCGCGCGTACTGGGTTTCGCTTGAATCTTTTGTCTCCGGCGACTTTGTTCCAAATTCGCGGCGGGTCATCGCCGGAACGGGGCTCACTGGCGGCGGGCCGCTCTCCACTGACGTGACTCTCGCGGCGAAGCTCACGGACAGCGTGAGTCTGGCGGATTCGACGACGGCAGCGTCCGCCAAGGCCGTAAAGACGGCCTATGATCTGGCGAACAGCAAAGCA